TAGAAGCAATCTTTCAAGGCTTTGAGGCTTTGCAAATGAATGAAGAGGTAGAGCTTGAATCATATAACGACTATCCGCAAAGCGCAAAGAATAACGCTAAGAAAGTTTTGAAGTGGAGAGATGAGTACGGAGATGAGGTACAAGGAATGACACGTATCGGCTGGACTCGTGCAAACCAATTAGCAAAGGGAGAAAATATCACAAGAGATACAATCGCTAGAATGGCATCGTTCAAACGTCACGAAAAAAACGCCGAAGTCAGCGAAGAGTTCAAAGATACTCCATGGAAAGATAAAGGTAGAGTAGCTTGGCTTGGATGGGGTGGAGCTTCTGGTATTAACTGGGCTATTGATAAACTCAAGTCAATAGACAATAAGTCTGAACTTAAAGACATAGTAGAACAGATTAAAAATATTATTGAATCTAAGTAAATGAGACGTAAAAATAAATACGCTACAAAGCTAACAGCAGAGGAGTACGAAAAGTTAACTGGACAGCGTATAGGTTCGCTAGTTAATCAAGGCGTGAGCAATGTTGTAAACGTAAATACTGAGCGTACTATTATCAACGTAAGCGGATAAAAATAAAACAAATAAAACATAAATAGTTATATAGTTAAATATCCAACAAATGAAAGAGCAAATAAACACAATTTTAAAAGCAGTAGGCTTGAAAGCTGAAGAGATTAAACTTGCTGAGGCTAAGTTGAAAGATGGCGTTACAATGATTGAAGCTACTCCAGACTTCGAAGCTGGTGCAGCAGTAATGGTAAAAACAGAAGACGAGCAACTTATCCCAGTTCCAGTATCTGGAGAGGGCGAGGCTTACGAACTTGAAGATGGTAGAGCGTTTAAAGTAGCAGAAGAAGGAGTTATATCTGAAATGGTAGAAGTTGAAGAAGAAGCAGAAGAGCCAACAGAAGAAGTAGCAGAGGAAGTTACAGAAGAGCCAGCAGAGGAAGTTGAGGCTTCTGAGGAAGTACGACCAGCTAAATCTATCATTGAGTCGGTAGTTAAAGAAACTAAGTTCTCAAAAGAAAGCGCACTAATCGAGGCATTGACTGCTGAAATTACAGAGCTTAAATCACAGCTTGAAGCATCAACAAAAGTTGAAGAGGTAGAAGAAGAGGCTTCTGAGGAAGTAGAGCTTTCAGAGGTTAAGCCTATCACTCACAATCCAGAGCCAAAAGCAGAAGTAAAACTACACACTTTCGGAAACAAAAGAAAGAGAGGTACTACTGATTCTGTAATGAGCAAAATAGCAAAATTGAATAAATAATAATTTTTTTAATAAACAACAAAAATGGCAACAGCAACAACAATTACAACTACATACGCTGGAGAAAAAGCAGCTGGATATGTAGCAGCAGCACTATTGAGTGCTAACACTATCGAGAACGGTGGTATTACAGTAAAACCAAACGTAAAGTACAAGTCAGTATTGAAAAGAGTATCTACTGGAGACTTGTTAGCAAATGGTTCTTGTGACTTTGAAGCAACTTCTTCACTTACTTTGGACGAGAAGATTCTTGAGCCAGAAACTTTCCAAGTTAACTTGCAACTTTGTAAGGCAGATTTCAGAGAAGATTGGGATGCAATCGAAATGGGATATTCTGCATTCGATGAGCTTCCAGCATCTTTCGCTGATTTCTTAATCGGACATGTAGCAGCTAAAGTAGCTGGTAAGATGGAGCAAAATATTTGGTCAGGAGTTAACGCTAACGCTGGAGAATTCGACGGGTTCGAAACTTTGTTAGCAGCAGACGCAGAGCTTCCAGCTGGACAGCAAATCGCAGCAATAGCTTCGGGAGTTGACGCTGCTACGGTAATAGCTGAACTTGGAAAAGTAGTAGACGCAATTCCTACACGTTTGTACGGAGTTGAAGGACTTACTCTTTACGTTTCTTCTAATATTTACAGAGCTTACGTTCGTTCACTTGGTGGATTCGGAGGTAGCGGACTTGGAGCTGCTGGTGTTAACGCACAAGGTAACAACCAATCATTCGGAGATTTAATGTTCGATGGTATTCCATTGTTCATGTGTAACGGAATGTCTGACGATACAGCTATCTGTACTACTAAAGATAACTTATACTTCGGTACTGGTTTGGCTTCTGATTCACAAGAAGTTAAAGTACTGGATATGAGTAATTTGGATGGCTCTCAGAATGTACGTGTAATTATGCGCATGACTGCTGGAGTTCAGTACGCTTTCGCTGGTGACGTTGTAACTTACGGAATCTAAGAATTAATTATTAACCAATAAGAAAAGGGGAGGTAAAATGCCTTCCCTTTTTTTTATATAAAACTTTAAAAATATGTCATGTGACTTATCATTAGGCAGAATAGAGCCATGTAAAGATGTAGTAGGTGGATTGGATGCAATTTACTTCATCAACTACGAAGATGCTCCTCTTTCTGGTATCGTTTACGATACAACAAATACAGACGTTATCGAAACACTAGGAACTGGTATCGACTGCTACAAATACGAATTAAAAGGTACGTCTTCTTTCGAGCAAACTATTACAAGCTCAAGAGATAACGGTACTACTTTCTTCGAGCAAGTATTGAACTTGTCTCTAAAGAAGCAAGATTTAGCTACTCATAAAGAAGTTAAATTAATGGCTTTCGGACGTCCTCATATCATTGTAAAAGACCATAACAACAATTTCTTTTACTGTGGACTAGAACATGGAGCAGAGGTAACTGGTGGAACTATCTCAACAGGGGCTGCTATGGGAGACGCCTCAGGATACAATATCACTCTTACTGCACAAGAGCGAGTGCCTGCAAATTTCTTTGAAGCAACTACTCAAGCTGCACTTGCAGACGCTGGGGTTAATGTTGTAGAAGTACCAACACCATAATCAACAAAACAATCTTTTAAAGCCTCTACCTTTTGGTAGGGGTTTTTTTATTTAAAACAAATTCTTTTTTTTTAGTTATATAAGTATGATAATACTACGTGAGTCTTTACTATCTCAATCGTTTAAGTTTATACCACGAACTTTAAGCGCAGATAGTATGGTTATAACTGATGAAGCAGAGAACACAAGCGACACAATAGCTATTACTCCAGTAGTAGACAGATACTATTTAAGCGTTTCTGAGGTACTTACTCTCGTAGAAGGTAGGTTTTATACTCTCAAAGTTTTAAACGGCACAGACGTAGTATATAAAGACAAAATATTCTGCACAAACCAAGTAGTAAAAGACTACACTATTAACAAAGATGAGTATGTACAGAATGAAACAAATAACGAATTTGTAATTATTGACTAATGAGCGACAAAAAGAACATACATATTTTAGAACTTTCGACCTATTCACAGCCAGACATTATAGAAGATTCAAAAAATGACTGGGTAGAATATGGGATTGACAATCTTCACTATGATTTTTTAATTGACAGATACAAAAACAGTACAACGAACAACTCAATTATCAATAACGTAGCTCGGTTAATTTACGGCAAAGGATTGAACGCTTCAAACGCTTCAAAAAAGCCAAATGAGTTCGCACAGATGAAGTCACTTTTTAAGCCTAAGACGTTACGAGCTTTAGCCTTAAACGAGTATATGTTAGGCTGTGGAGTGTTACAATGTATTTTCGATGAAAAGCACACTAAGGTAATTAGAGTTGAAGCTGTAAAGACTAAACACGTTCGCCCAGCTAAATGTAACGAAGATGGAGAAATAGAGGCTTACTACTATTCAGATAATTGGTCAGATACTAAAAAGTTTCCGCCTAAAAGAATACCAGCTTTCGGAACTTCAAAAGAGCCTATTGAGTTTTTGGTTTACGGTAAAGATTCAATCGACCTTAAATACTTCTCAGAAGTAGATTATCAGGCATGTATTCCTTACTGTGTACTTGAGGAAGAAATAAGCAACTACTTGATTAACGACACTCAGAACGGCTTTTCTGGAACTAAGGTAGTCAACTTTAACAGCGGAACTCCAAGTGAAGAGCAACAGAGACTGATAGCTAACAAAGTAAAAGGACAGTTAACTGGAGCTCAAGGAGACAAAGTC